GTGGGTTGCTATCAGTTACTACTACTAATTTATAACACTATTTTATTAAATCAGATAGCAATAAGATCTTTCCATGTTGCCGGTCCGCATACTCCATCTACTTCCAAGGCTCCGTTTCGTGATTTCTGGTATGCTTTAAGTGCATAAATAGTATTGTCCCCAGCTTCTCTGTCAAGGTCAAGAACTTTGCTGTTTCTTCCTTTGAATCCTCTTGCAACAAGAATTTCCTGCAAAAGCAATACGGATGTTCCTGCGCTTCCTAACTGTACTGTTTCCGGTTCAAACATGTATTTACCTCCTGTTACTGTGTTACTATTTTCCTTTGTGTTGCTTGTCTCTCCATTAACAATACTGTAATCTGGTGTACAGAATTTTGTTCCAGGGAGCTTACTGTTCAGGTAGCTTTTCGCGCATACTCCTCCACCGTTGGCTACGATTTCAGATGCTCCGGACGTATTGCCCTCGATTGTATAGAATCTGTCTCCGATTACTGCTGTAACGATTCCCGTGTGTGTAAAAGTTCCTCCGCGGTAAAAGATCACAATATCTCCTACTTTTGGGTTTGCGTTCCTTGTGAAAAGGTTTCCTAAAGTCGGGCAATATACATATGGCCAATGTTTGAGAAGTTTCTTTGCATTTTCTAATCCGAACGCTTTCATAAAGCACCAGCTCACAAAGCAGGCGCACCACGCCTGTCCCTGGTATCCTGGGTAAACGTCGCGCCAATATTTTGTGTAATTAGCTGATCCTGCATTTGCGGTTTTGTCGTTCAGTTGATTGTTACTTTTTTTCTCTAAGTATCCAATCTCATTTTTTGCAATCATTATAACTTTCTCAATCGCTTTATCCATGTTGATTCCTCCTTCCTGTACAGCATAATCTTTGTAGAATATGTTTCTGTCTACCGTTCCAGCAATTCCCGGTATCTTTGCTTTACTGGAGTACTGCCATCCTACTCCGAAGTCTGGGCGCAGACGTTCCTGTAATGTTCCGTTATCGTTTTGCGGATAGCGCGCTACCCAAAATTCATACTTTTTTAAATGGCTGCATATTACATTTTCGTACCAGTCTACATTACAATAGATTCCGAACTTATATCCTGCATTAACAATAATCTTTTCAAATGCTTCTGTCATTTTGTGGAGACTTTCAGCTCCAAGTATTCTCTGATTGTTCCACTCAAGATCTAACCAAACTGGAAATTGCAATTTCCGTCCAGCTAATACAGAAATAATTTTCTGCGCTTCTGACTCAATCTCTGTGATTGTCATTGCATAAGAGTATTTATATACTCCTGTTGGAATGTTATATTCCTGGCACGCTGCATAATTTTTTTCAAAATAATTATCTGTAACGTTCCCGGCTTCCGTGATCCGGAGAATAGCGAACCCCATACCGTAATCCGCAACTGTTTTCCAGTCGATATTTTTCTGCCAGGCGGAAACGTCAATTCCTTTGATTTCCATTTTTACCTCCAGAAAAAGCCCGGCATTATACCGGGCTGTGCAAAATTATTTTGTTCCATCAGAAAACAAGTTGTTCAGGTTTTCGTCTGCCTCTACTTCCGGGATTCCTGCGACGCTTGTGAGCAGACTTACAACTCCGGCCACTACTGCAGACGATACAACCATCTTCCAGTCCACTGCAGAGATCACACTTCCGGCTCCGATCACGCCCACTGCAGTCTGTGCCATTGTCTTTACTGCTCTGATTCCTGCTTTCTTCCACCATTTCACTGTGTCTACGCTTGGCTTAAATACGCAATTTTTAAACATTTTGCTCCTCCTTATAATCCAAACTGTTTTGCAATAATTCCAACTGCAATACCTAATATAGCTGTTAATAAGTAACTTGTTACTGTCCGCCACTTTTCCCCGTCTCTTGACTCAAGAGCTTCCAGTCTTGCACTCTGCTGTCCCTGCTCTTTCACCATGTTCTCCATGTTGTTTGCAAGCGTCTGTACAGATGTAACTAATTCCTGGAGCTGTTGAACACTGTTTTCCAGAATTTCAATCCGTCTGTTCTGTCGGTTGTCTTCTGCCTCAATTCTTTTGCGGAACTCCTCATGCTCTGCTCTTGAAATCTGTTCATTTTCCATGCTTATTTCCTCATCATCTACGTCTGCATATTTGCGGCAGGAATACTCAATTATATCTAAATCTTGCTGTATATCCTCCAGAGACTTTGCTTTCTCTTTGTCTTGAATATACAGCAGTAAATCATAAATAGAGGACCATTACCTGCTAATAATTTGTAATTTAGTCATGCTTCCCGATTACTCAGTAATTTCCTCCATACCTGCATCAATAAGGAGTTTTTTCACCTTTTCTTTTAACAGACGCGGAACTCTGTTGTATTCCTCTTTTGCTTCCTCAATAGTTTCTTTGCTTAAAATTTCACTCGCCCATAATTTCGCTATCATATCTTTGTCTCCTTTGCTTAACAATAAAATAATTAGATTTCTACGCATAAACCTGTTCGCTCATTTCCAGTAGGCAGTCTTTCAACATTTCGATCTGTTCTGCCTGTTCTGCAAATTTCTGTTCAGTGCTTTTTTCTTTCTCCGGAATATATTTCAGATATTTTTCCGGTGATGCTCTTACAGTTTCCTCTGAGATCTTCTCCTGTTTTTCCCGGAACTGGTTAAAATCATATTCGAATACTGTCTGTTCTGTCTCCGGATCCGTATCCGGATAAGTTTCTGTAACAGTCTTTTCATTCAGACATATCATTACATCCACGTTTCCATCAGGCAGCGCATTCCAAGTTACAGGATCCTGTTTTTCTGTAAATCTTGCTTTCACGACTTACCCTCCTTTTCGCTTTCTCAAATATCTTATCTACGTTATACTTTTCTCTGAAATATTCAGAGTCGGAATGTTTGAACCATCCGTAATATGCTATACACCGGTACGCAAGATCTAATGGTATCGCTTTTCCTTTCTCCGCATACTTCCCGGCTTTTACAAATGCCCTGCGTCCTCTCAGGAAAATGCTCCGCCTTACTTCTGTGTGATCCCGATATATTTTGAATCCCATCATATCAATAGGTTCTCCATGATGTTTTCCCTCTTTGTCTATCCAGTCGATCTGGAACAGCTTCCAATCTGGTTTTACCGTCAGATCTAAATACTCATTCATGTATTTAATCAGGAGTTTCATTGCTTTTCTCACATCTGCCTTTCTGCTTCCGATCAGTAGGAAGTCGTCCATGTAGAACAATACATGATTAATCAACCTGATTTCTTCTGTTGTTCCGTCTCGGTGTTTCTTCCTCTTGAACAGCTTTTCAGCAGCATAATGATAAGCTGCACTCAGATAATAATTACAGAGCCATTGGCTCAAGTATGATCCGATTGACAGCCCCTGATCGAATGAGTCAATTAAAACGAAAGTCAAATAAAGCAGGTCCTCATTTCTGACCTGCTTCTCTAACATTCTTTTCATTTTTCTCCTGTTGATGGATGGATAGCATTTCCGGACATCTCCCTTTGCTGCTACTCTGGTCTTGCCCGGATTCTTGCGGATCCAATTTTCAATTGCTTCTTTTCCATAGATCTGTCCTCTCCCTGGAATGCTCGCACATTGATAAGTTCCTACTTTTCTTACAAATAATTCTTTTAAGCCGTTTGTGGCTACATAATCGTATATCTGCTGTTTTATGCACTCAACACCTATATCTCTTACTTTCCCTGAATTTCCATCCAGCCTTGCGCTTGTCTTTATAGGATCAAAAGATACTTTTCTGAGTTTTATTTCTTCTTCCATTCCTGCCGCTGCTGTGCAGACTAAATTATGTAACCAGTCTTTAAAGTTTTCTTTTATAATCCTGTGTATCTGCCTGGCTGTAATAATATTCGTATAGTTTGCCAGAAATCGGGCTGTATCCATACGGTTCCATTTATCGCTCAGACATTCATAGATACATGCGGTTATAAAGTTCTGATCTAATGTTATATTTTTACAATACCGTTTCATTCGTTTCTTGATATAAGGGGTTTTCGGTTTTTCTACTCACCCCACGCATGAATCAACTGCATTCATGGTCCTTGTCCCAGGCTCCTATGCTCCCGATCACAAGGTTCGGCTTCAATCAAATTTCGGTGATGCCCCACGCTGCTGTTGCAGGCTCCGTCCTGCGGAGCGAAATGTAACACAAATATCAAATCATTTTCAAGAAAATCCGGAAACGATATTCCAGTTCGCATTGCCAACGCCATTGTTCGCATTCAGAATCCAGAGGCCGTAAATCGTGCCATTGTTCAGATTGCCCAGGGACAGCCAGGGAACAGGAACCGCTACCTCGTGTTACAAGTCCGTAATTTATTGCTATTCTGCTTTTTCGAAGTTGATTAGTTATCAGTTACATAGAGGGGACAGCCCCTCTGTCAGGCTGCCGCCTGCCATTCACCCCGTGTGCCGTTCGGTGAAACGCCGGAAACGATATACCAGCCCGCAGCGCCAACGCCACTGCCCGCAAGCAGAATCCAGAGGCCGCAAAACGTGCCATTGTACAGAGCGCCCAGGGACAGCCATTCTCTTTGGCCGCTCGTGCCTGAATCTGTATACAGTCCATTGCAGAATCCTGTTGTACTTCCGGCTTTTGTTTCCGTCGGTACCATGATTCCCAGGACTGGATCAACAAAGCATTTTGAGATGTATTTCCATGATGCTGCTGTGTATGTTACCTGAGCCGCTACTTTCTTGTATCGTGTCTTTGCTGCATTCATATCCGTTGTAAGCAGTGACGCATCCATACAGATGTATACGTCTCTCTTTGGTGTTCCGTCTTCATCTGTAACAATATCCATAAATACATTACTGAGGACTTCATAATCACCGTATCCGGTTTCGATTCCCTGGATCTTGAATGGATTCTTGTTATCTGTATTTGAGAACGGTGATCCATCTGATCCAAGCACGCTGTCGGTTGAGCCGGTCCGCCATGGCATTGTTGAGATGCAGGTCGTTAATGTCGTGTTGAATGGTTCTGTGTCCAAATATATTGCAGAATTTGTATCGTCTACCGGTTCGATCTTCAAGATCTTAACGTCATATGCAAGATTGTGCATGTATGCGTAATATCTGTCTTTATTTGTATTTGAACCAATATCCCCGACAGATACATAAGACCCGACAATATAATTGTTGGCTTTTGCTTTTGGGAGAATCACTCTTGTTACTCCGGTTTCTGCAACTGCTGCCATTTCCTGCATTGAATAAGAATTACATCCAGCCATAACGCTTCGGCTGTTCGTTGTTGCATATAAAATAATCATCATGAGCTGTTTGTAAAAGAGATCCCAGTTTGTTGTTCCCACGTACATTGAGCCTTTCTTTCTCATGTATGCGATCAGCCCTGTGTATGATACTGGTTTTCCTCCTTTCTGGCTTCCGTTTGCCAGAATCAATCCAGCGGAGCTGTACGGCACTCCATCAATGTCTCCGGCTCCGTATTTTCCGTGGATCATAAAAGGTGAAATTGTTCCGTCTGGATTAATTGACTCTCCCATTGGTCTAAGGCCAAGGGCTTCGTTCGGACTGTCTGAATAATGATAATCTACATACTCAGGATTGTCTGTGATTCCAACCCATGCGGACATTGTGACCTCTCCCACATCTACTTTTCCGGTCTTTTTGAAATCCGGTTGTCCCTGCAGTGCAGTCACATGGTTAAAGCCTTTATTATCTACGGTAAAATTACATGGAAAGTGCATGAATACGCCAATCTCCCTGTAATCATCCTGTCCGATTGCTGTATTTGTGGACGGTTTTCTCACCAGTCCTTCATTGTCGTTCAGTTTCACGCCTGTTGGACTGGTAGAAATGTCATACTTGTAGATTCTCGTTGTATATACTTTTCCAGTCCTGCGGAGGGCAAAGAAATTTGAAAGTGCGTTTTCAATTCCTCCACCTGCTGCAGTAATATTCTGAATCTGTTTATTTGCTTCTGTCTGTAAATTGTTCACCGCAGTTTCTCCGGTCGTCTGGAGATCTGCCTGCAGCTGTGTTCCTTCTGTGATTTTTTCTCCCAGGGATGTGTTCAGATTAGAGGCGGTTTTATTTGTTGAATCCAATCCTGATTTTGTCTGTGTCGCAGTTGCATTTGATGAATCCAGGTCGGTTTTGGTTTTTCCGGCCGCTGTGTTTGAATCATCCAGATTCTTTTTTGCTGTATTTGCTGTTGAGACTGTGGTATCCAGCTGGCTTTTTAAAGCATTTCCCTGTGTAATATCAGAGTCAAGTCCCTGTTTTAATGTCGTTCCTTGAGAAATATCTGATTCCAGATTTCCTTTTAACTTCTGTGCGGTGCTTATGGATCCATCCAGATCAGTTTTTCTTTGTGCAGCCGTTGCATTTGTACTGTCCAAATTCTTTTTTGCTGTATTTGCTGTTGAAACTGCAGTATCTAGCTGACCTTTTAAAGCAGTTCCCTGCTCGATATTCGAATCAAGACCCTGTTTCAAGGCTTCTGCTTTCTTTACATCTGCTGCAAATGTCTGTTCTGTATGTTCGTTTTTCGCTACTTTTTCGGTTATATCTGTCTGCGCTTCGAGAATGTCAGTTTTAACCTGATTGTATTCGTTGTTTTCATCCGAGACTGCATTTATCGCATTAACAATCGCATCTCTGACATCTCGCCCTTTTTGCGCTTTTGCAATCTGATCTGTGTATTTTTTTACGTTTGCCACTTTTATTCCCCCTTATTTACAAGGCAGTCTGAATATTCTTTTGACTTTAAATCTCTTACTTCTGACAGAACAGAGGTAAGCATGTAATCCATTAACGACGCAGGGATTCCATACTGTGCCATTGCTCCGAATACTACGTTTCGAATTTCTTCTGTTCTTTTGTCCAAGATTGCTCCCAGTGGAGGAGCTTCTACTGCTTTCTCTACTGTATTATTTTCCTCTTTCCGTTCCTGTGCGGTGCTTTCTTCTGTGTCCGACTCGGACACCTTTGTTTCTTCCTTAATAGTTTCTTTATTGTCCTTTTCTTTTACTTCATTCATTATGCTGTTTTCTCCTTTTCCTCATAGAGATTTTGAATCAGTTTAAGCATTACCGGAATTAATACACGAAAGTTCCAGTCTTCCGGTTCTCCTTTTTCATTTAACTGTGCCGCTTCCGGGAAAATGCTGTATATGTCTTCTGCATAAAATCCCGGCATTTTCTTTCCGTTTAACCAGTCTTCTGGACTGAGATAATTTTCTTTGTATTTAAACCATATCACTGGAACATTCAGCATTCTTTTTGCTTCATCTAATGTCATGCTTGCAATATGATCCTTATATCGCTTGGATGATGATGACAAATAAGCCACTGTTGCTCCGTCGCTTGCAAATACCATATGGCCTCCAGATGTCACATGGGAAAGATTAAATACTTTAAATGCGTCAGAACCATCCGAAAACGTTGAAGTACCCGTATGTATCTCTAACCCTCCATTAAAAATGAAAGCATGTGATCGCATACTTAACGTTGCATATCCGGTGGTTATTTTTCCGCTTGTAACCGTAAAATTTCCGATAGTTCCTTTCTTCGCTGCAAATGAACCGTCTGTGTTAATTTTAAAATAAGTATTCGCAGTAACCAAACCGTTGAAGTTAATTTTTGATGCGTTAATCTTAACGCTCTGCGCTGTCTGGTTAATTGATGATGCAATATCTCCCTTTGAAACTTTGCTGCTGATTGAAGTCTCGGTCTGCGTGATCCGAGAACTAAGACCACTTTCTGCATTCTTTGCCCTCGATACCTCTGATGTGATAGAGCCTTCTGCTACGGTAATTCTGGATATTGCAGTGTCCGCTGTATCTTTCGCAGTATCTGCAGTATCTTTCGCTGCATCCGCAGTGCTTTTTGCAGCGTCCGCCTGCGCTTTTGCAACGCTAATGTCCTGATCCTGGATTCTTTCCCATGATGCTGTTTTACTTCCGGATGTCGTCCCTGAGCACTTCCAAAGCAAATTGATGTTGTTTCCGTAGTTTCCATGGTTCGGACTCTCCGGATATGTTCCTTTTGACAATTCTGTTACTGTATAGTTTGGCAATGATTCCGCAGTTCCGGTTCCTTCTCCTGATGTACTCGTCACTGATGCTATACTGAATCCATAGAAGTTACAGTTTGAGCTATCCGTGCGCCAATATACATAAAATTCCGATGTCGGAACAAAGACGGAAGCTCCTGCTATATCAGTCCCTCCGAATTTCCCTGCAAGTTTCATGGTTCCATTATCGTTGTAATAAATCTTTACATAATCGTAATTTACGCTTTCTGTTCTGGAATCGGATGAAAATGTGATCTTTAATCCCGGAGTTTTGTACGTGTACCTATACGCATATCCAGTTGTAATATCATAGTAAATATCCCCGACGTGCAAAGACTTTAAATCATCAGTTGTCCAGGCTGAGGCTGGTTCATTTGATGTTGTCGGGATTTTACTTCCGTAGAAATTTCCGTTTTTCTCAGATACTGCCTGGCGTACGGTTTTTACTTCAAGAGTGATGTTGTCTACTGCCAGCTTTATAGCTGTATTCATTTGTTCTGTTGTAGAATAACTTTTCAGCTTTGTATCTGTATCAGCTTTTGCATTCTTTTCTGCCTGATCTGCTGCAGTCTGTCCGGCTTTCGTGGCATTTGTTTCTGCGTTGGCTGCTGCTGTCTGTCCAGCTTTTACTGCGTCTTTGTATTTTTCTTCTACCTGTACTGTTGTCGTATAGGTTTTTGACACCTCTAAGGAAATACTATCTGCAGCTTGTTTAATCGCACTGTTCATTTCCAGTGTCGTTGAATAATTCAGTAACTTTGTGTCTGTATCTGCTTTCGCATTCTTTTCCGCCTGATCTGCTGCGTCCTGGCCAGCTTTCGTGGCGTTTGCTTCGGCGTTGGCTGCTGCCGTCTGGCCAGCTTTCGTGGCATTGCTCTCTGCCAGATCTGCCGCAGTCTTCCCGGCTTTTACTGCGTCTGTATATTTTTCTTCAAGTTGTCCGGTTGTAGCATATTTTTTTGATACTTCCAGGGAAATGCTATCCGCCGCCTGATTGATTGCGCTGTTCATTTCTACTGTCGTAGAATAGTTTTTCAGTTTTGTATCTGTATCGTCTTTTGCATTCTTTTCTGCCTGATCTGCCGCGTCCTGGCCTTCCTGTACTGCGTTTGCATAGAGTTTATTTGCCATCTCCTGTGTCGTATATGTCTTTGACACTGTTGAGAGGATATTTGTCTCGGTCAATGTTATTGCTGATCTGAGTTTTTCTTCCTCTCCCTTTGCCCTGGATACTTCTGCAGTTATGAGTCCCTCCTGGACCTCGATTTTGGAAAGCGCAGATTCTGCTGTACTCTGAGCTGCTTCAATGTCCTTATCTTTTACCCTTACCCATCCATACTCATTACTATCATTTTTCTGATACTGATAAGCATAGCCAGTTGTGGTATTGAAAAAGAGATCTCTTTCATGCTCCTGTCTCAATTCATCAGTTGTCCAGGCTGAGGCCGGATTGTTTCCGGAAGTAGGCTCATAATTTCCATACCAGTTTCCGGATTTTCTTTTTAACTGCTGCTCCAGACTTGATACAGAAAGAGTTATTTTCCCATCCATGGCTTCTATGGACGTTGTGACCTCTTTTAATATTGCTTTTTTATTTTCTGAGTCCCCGTCAGATATTTTTGTTTCAATGTAATTTTTACATTCTGTTGACAGGGCTTCTGTTTTAATTGAACCGGCAAGGATTCTCTCTCCCAGAATGGTTCCGTCTAAAGTTATGCCGGCGGTATATGGACCGGCATAGCCATTGTGTGAACCTCCGATTCCGTTTTTATTTATCTGCAGTATATTTGTTGCCTGGTTTTTATCCGGTGCGTCCATGTACAGATCTCTGAGCCAGAGACCGTTTTCATCAAATTCGGTGAGCTTATATCCACCTTTCGCTCCCGTCATTTGCTTCGTAAGGTTATCAATTGCAGACTTCATCCATTCTGTCTGAACTCTGCCTGCGTCTGTTGTCTCTTGTCTGATCTGTGTGAATGTTCCGGATGTCTGATCTGTAAAAGACTGCTGCAGGTTTTCTCCAAGTGTCAGCTGCGCCTGATCTGGCTGTTGCAATGGTATTTTCATTTCCATAACTGGAAGAACTTTCTTCATTCCGTATGGAATCGCATTGCAAAGCACTCTGTCCCCTATGTCAAACGAATCGTAATCCTGTCCGAATAAAGACAGGTCTACGGCAGTCAGCGAAATAACAAGACTTTCATACTGGTTACTTGTCAGAAATTCAGTTGCTTTCTTTAACAGGTTTGCCGGAACTGATACGTCGTCCCATTTTTCTGTTCTCCATACCCATCCGAAATTTTCAACTGCTTCTTTACTGTATATGTAGTCTTTTCCATCATTTACTGATGTAATATCAACATTTTTTTCAAGTCGTTCAAATTCGGATGCGTTTTCGTCTGTTTCCTGTTCGATTGCTGCCCCCAGCGGAATCAGAGCTGTGATAACATCATCTGCTGTCATTGTCTCTGAATAATCCATCAGGTTTTCCCCGAATTGTATAGGCTGTTCACAATATTTTCCGTATTCCTGAATAGTCAGCCAGTCAAGATACAGTTTATCGTTCTCGTGCCTGAGCCGCAGGTATCCTCCCAGGCGGTCAACTAATTTATCCCGGATTGCTTCCAGTGTGTTCTCTCTGTCTGTAATTCTGTACAAAGAATCATTACTGTCGTGGATCGTTACGACTCCTGTATATATCTTTTTTCTGTCTTCCACCTGATTATTGTGAAGTTGTAACCATGCGTCTAACAGATCTCGTGGGGATATATCGTGCCATTCCTGCTGTGGCAGTATGCTGTCAGCAAGGAAAGACAATGCTCCGGTTGCTTTCACCGGTTGGTTCTTAAATCGGTCTTTCTCGCGTGTGCGGACTTCTCCGTAAAAAATTTCTGTATTTCCTCTGTATACAGAAACCATACTTTTTCTGTTGTGGATTTCTCCGTATAGTGGATTTAACGGTGGAACCTTTAAAGTAAGTTCCCCCGCATATCCAGTCTGTAAATCCAGTTCTGGATTGATAACTGCTGCCTGCCGGTCCCCTGGATAATACAGGACTTTTCCATCTAATTTAATTTTATAAATCACAATGATCCCCTCCTGTAAACAATATCCAGTGTTCCGGATCCCGAAAATTCCAGGGTTTCATCTGTTCCAAATACAACAATATCCGGAAATCTGTTTCTTCCAAGCGTCAGTGTGTATGTTTCTCCGCATCCTGTAACCTTTAATCCGGTTGAACCTATGCTTTTCACATTCAGCACCGGCACTATTGCAATATCTCCGGCGTATACTGTGTATGATCCAGAGCCGGAAATTGTAATTCCGGCTCCCTGGTCTATTACACCTGTTTCAAAATCAAACGGGTCCCAGAGCCAGTCCTCTGTTGAATCCGCAAGGGAATATTTGTACGGATCTGCTTTTGGAATACTTAAATGAAATTGTCCCACCTCTCTGGAACGGTCAAAGTCCGTAATATATGCTCTGCCGGTCCAGAAATACGCTGGATCATTCGAAAACGTTACTCTCACATTCTTTCCATGCAGCTGTCCTCGAATGTTTGAGATAAAGCTGTCCCAATCTTCCCTTGGTTTCTTTCCCCCAAGCAAAATATCAATTTCTCTTGATTTATAGATTGTTCTTCCTGTTATTGCTTCCGATCCATCCAGAAATCCGTCTGCGCCTGGAATATCAATGTAATATGTTTCTACGTCCGGCTCTTTGATGTAATTGTTATTTCCAATCGCACATCCCCAGTCGTCCAGCGTATCAATGACTTTCCCTGTATTTTCAACTGTAATTGTTGCTTTTATTGTTAATACATTATTCATCTATACGCCGCCTCCTTTGCTATTCTTCCAAGCTCTGTATTTATTGCGGGTGCAAGTTTTCCAGCCCATTCTTTGTTGTCGAAATAGATTTCCTGCCCTGCGCTCATTACTTGGATCAGCTGTGCCAGCATTCCGGTTATTCCTGTAATATCTGTTTTGTTCAGATTATTAGCTGGTTTCATTGAACTTGTATCTAACTGCATATCCATCTGAACATCTTTCATTGCGTCAGCAACAAGTCCCTGGCTCTTTTCAATTCCTGTCGCAAGGCCTTTCATAAAGTCCGGCATCCATTCCTCATAGTAATGTAACGGACCCTCATCCGGTCTTGAGAAATGCAACCATGATCTTATTGTGTTTGCTACGTTTGATACTGCATTCGTTACGTTACCTATGCAGCTCCTGATTCCGTTTGCAATACCATTCACGAAATCCTGTCCCCAGCGAACTGCCTGCCCTGGTAATCCCGTAATATAACTGATCGCGCTGGAAAATCCATTTACAACAGCGGAATATACACCTGACAGTGCTCCAGATATTCCAGATACAACGCTGTTAAATGTATCAACAGCTCTGTCTTTCATATTTCCGGCGTATTGTATAACTGTTTCCTTTACGTTCTGCCACGTTTCGGACGTTCTCTCTCTGATGTTATCCCAGTATTCTGAGGCTCTGTCCTTCAAATTCTGGATTGCTTCTGTTGCACTTTCTTTCAGCTTTTTCGCATTGTTGACAACGAATCCTTTTATTGCTGTCCATGCTTTTGATGCTGCCTGAGAAGCAGAATCCCATATTTTTGACACTGTGTCCCGGAACCCTGTAAATAGTGTTGTGACTGCGGTAACAAGTCCTTTTGCCAGAGTGGAGACAACCTGCTTAATTCCGGTCCATATTGTTTGCGCTGCGTCTTTGATATTTGTCCAGATATTTGATGCGTCTGTTTTGAGTTTATCAAAGTTACCTGTTACCAGGTCGATCAGTAAGATCACCGGTGCAAGAATTGTATTTTTCAACAACTCCCATGCGCCCTGTGCAATCGTCACAAGTCCCTGCCAGATGTTCTGCAGTGTATTAACTGCATTCTGCCATAGCGTTGTGATCGTTGTCACAATTCCGGATATAACCGGATTCTGCATCATTGTCGTCCAGATATTTGCAAAGAAATCTGATACCTGCTGCCAGATACCGGACCACCACGCCGGAACACCTGTAAAAAATGTAACAACGCTGTTCCATGCCTGCGGTATTGTTACGGTAAAAAAGTTTACAATTCCATTCCATATCTGCATGAAAAAGTCTGATACCTGCTGCCAGATTCCAGACCACCATTCCGGAACTCCTGAAAGGAAGTCCATCAGTGTGCTCCATGCCTGCGGTATTGTCTCTGTAAAAAATGACACAATTTTTTGTACAACTGCATTTACTACATCCCGGAACCATTCGCATTTTGTGTACAGCAATACCAGAGCTGCCACAATCGCGGCTATGACAGCAATAACCGGGTTTGCGGCTATTACTCCAAACAGTGCGGTAAAATCACCTTTTAGCTTTCCAATAATACTCGTTATTGTTGTTAAAGTTTTCATCTTAGAAAACAGTCCTGTAATTGCAGATATTCCGGTTGCAACTTTTCCAACCATTATCAGCAACGGACCAATCGCGGCGACTATCAGTGCAATTGTGGCAACTACTTTCTTCTGTCCTTCGCTCATTCCATTGAGCTTTTCAACAAACCCTTGAATAACCTCTGCCGCTTTTCTGATATATGGCATCAGGATTTCTCCGAAGGCTATTGCCAACTCCTGCAAGGCACTCTGCAAAGTTGTAAGCTGTCCAGAAAGATTATCCTGCATGGTTTCAGCCATATTCTCCGCGGCTCCGTCGCAATTATCAATGTTCTTGATTAGCTTTTCGTAATCTGCATCTGATGCGTTGATGATGGCCAACATTCCGGACATGGCTTCTTTCCCGAAAATAGCTGTTGCGGCCTGGGTCTGTTCTGCTTCTGACATATTTCCCATTGCTTCTCTCAAGAAATCCATGGTTTCTTTGAGAGATTTCATGCTGCCATCTTCGTTCTGTAAAGCCTTGTTGTACAGTCTTACGTTTTGCGTGGTTCCTTCCTGCAACTGTGTCAGGGTTTCGTTTGCACTTGCAAGCTCCGTCTGCTTTATTTCCAACGTTGCTGCAGCATTTGAAGCTTCTGTTGACTCAGCTCCGTATTTTGACACCGCATCATTGTATGCCTGCTGTGCTTTATCCGCTGCAAGTGATGCTTTCTGCACCCTGAGCATTTGCTTATCAACTTTTGCCTGATCTACGGCGGTTGCGGCTTCTGTTGCGTAAAAGCCCCACTTTTCCATTGCGTCTCCGACATCTTTTGACGGTTTTATCATGTTTGTCAGAGACGCTCTCAACTGCGTTCCGGCTGACGACGCTTTGATTCCGCTGTTCGCCATGAGTCCAATTGCTACCGCCGCATCTTCTGCACTGTATCCCAGCGCGCCTGCTACCGGAGCGATGTACTTAAATGTTTCTCCCATCAAGCTGACGTTTGTATTTGCACTTGATGATGCCTGTGCAAGCACGTCTGCAAAGTGCGAACTGTCTTCTGCTTTCATGCCGAACGCCGTAAGCGCGTCCGTAACAATATCAGAAGTTGTTGCAAGATCTTCGCCAGATGCAGCTGCAAGGTTCATTATTCCCGGAAGACCATCATACATTTGCTGCGCGTCCCATCCGGCCATTGCCATGTATCCCATAGCGTCTCCGGCTTCTTTTGCAGAGAATTTTGTCTGCGCTCCCATCTCTCTTGCGCGCTCTCGCAACTTATCCATGTCTTCCGCAGATGATCCGGATATTGCGGCCACATTGGACATAGAGCTGTCAAAATCTGCCGCAGTCTTTACTGCTGCTGTTCCAAGTCCTGTCACTGCTGCCGTAACCGGAAGCATTTTTTCTCCGGCAGATGTCAGCGACTCCCCTATTTTCCCGGATGTTTCAGAAATCTCGGCCAGTTTTGCAGATCCTGATCCAACTTCATTCTCAAGTGATTGCAGGCTCTGTTCTGTTTCTATAATTGTCCTTTTCAGAGCGTCATACTGTTCCTGGGATACTTTTCCCTCCTGGAATTTCTGCTGTACTTCCCCTTCTTCGTTTTTCAGAAGTTCCAGCTTTTCTTTTGTGTTTCCGATTTCATCAGACAGTGCTCTCTGTTTCTGCTGTAATAGTTCCGTATTCGTAGGATCCAGTTTCAGCAACTTATCAATTTCTTTGAGTTCTGTCTGTGTAGTATTTATTTTTGTATTCAGACCATCAATAGACTGCTGCATCTGAGTAGGCGCATTTTTTGCCTCAGTCTCCAGGGATTTCAGACTTTCCTCTGTTGCAATAATCTCTCTTTTCAGAGCGTCATACTGTTCCTGGGAGATTTTTCCCTCTGCAAACTGCTGCTGTGCCTGCTGCTCTGCAGTCTTTAAGGTTTCCAGCTTTTCTTTCGTGCTTTCGATTTCGTCAGCAAGCGCTTTCTGTTTCTGCTGTAACAGTTCCGTATTCGTAGGATCCAGTTTCAGCAGATTGTTTATATCTTTCAGCTGTGCCTGCGTGGTCTTTATCTGTGAATTTACATTTTTAAGTGAATTTTGTAGTCCTGTGGTATCGCCGCCAATTTCGATCGTAAGTCCCCTTATGTCGCGGCCTTTGGACAAAAATTATCACCTCCGTTTAGAATTTATCCATATCCTCCTGAGTTGCCATTTTCGGCCATTTATAGTCGTCATTATTTTTTTCCGTAAAAATATCCAGGACAAGACCTACTGTCAGAAGGTCTAAATCCTGGATACTTATTCCAACTTGTGCGCACCTGAGAAGGAATAGAGGTGTCGTCATTTCCCGGCTACTTGGTCGAAGTTTTTTTTTGCTTCTGCCTGTGTCTGCTGGTTCAGGTTCCAGAGTTTTACAATCTCCGGGAAAATTGTATAAATTGAAAATGTATCAAACTGATCTAACCAGTCATATACATCTTCTGGAAAATCCTGTCCCTTTTTCTGTGCTGCGTGTTTTGCCATTACGAATGCGACGTTTTCGAACATCTCCAAGTCCTCGATAGGAATGTCCGACTCGGACACCTTCTTTTCATTCTGCTTATCCTGTGATTTTTTTACGGACTTTTCAATTTTTGCCATGTCCTGAAAAATATCTCTCCGGAACTGAATCCGGTAGATCCTTGGAATTGCAGCAGAAGCGGCAAAAAGCACCTCTTTATCATCAATTTTAATTGTTTTTGTCAGCATTTTTATTCTCCCGCAACTTTTTAATCTGCGTTAACAGCCTGTGCTGCTTCGGTGACTGTTTCCGGATAATACACTGTCTTATACCATCCGCTGTATACAGTGTCGTCTGTATCTACTGTGGTCTGAGCTTTTACACGTCCGTTTGGAAGCGGAGCATTGCTGATCGTAATTGTTTCCGTACCAGGTTCAATACTATCTTCTTTTGTCTGGGATTCGATTGACGGTCTGGTAGCTGTGCAGTTATAGAGAACTCGCCTGATTCCTTTCTGATCTCCGTCAAATTCAAACAGAAATGCAAATTTCTGTGTATCCGTAGAATCACTGATTTCATGCAGTACGCCTTTTTCGTCCTTCTTTTCTTTCAGGACATCCTGTCTGAAAGAATCCGGGATTAACGCAAATTCTGCATCTCCTTCATATCCGTTGTTTGCAGCTGACACATAATACTGGATTCCGTCTGCATAGAACGGTGAAATATCTCCATTTGCGTCAAGCGATAATGATACAGATCCCGGAATTGCTTTCGGGACTCCGAAAGTAATTGTCCCATCTTCTCCTTCGTTCTGTAATGCGTAATGTGCGTTTTTAAGATTGTACTTAACTTTGTTATCTTTTTTACCCATCTTTATACCTCCATTTCGTATAAAACTTCGTACATTTTTTCTGAGTCAAGATATTCTCCTGTCTTATCGTATGTGATTCCATACTTATCCAGGATGTCCTCTATCTTCTTTTCATTGTTCCAGTCCTTTTCGTCTGAATACAATTCGATATTCAGAACGTCGATTTTCGCATATGTAATTCCGTCCGCATGAAAATTATCACTTTCCGGAATCTTCCATACGATAAAGGGCGGCTCTATCCAGTTATGAGTTGAAAAATGATCGTATTCATATGGCAAGCCGATTTCATTCAACATTTCTTTGATATTTTCAACTGACATCATAGCCTTGACGTGATCTCCCTTTCCAGCTCTGCTATTGCTGCCTGTTCTGCAGGTTCTACATGTTTGATTGCGGCTACCCTTCCGCCCCCTCTTTTCTGATGTCCTTTTTCAAGCAAATGCACCAGGGAGTATTTTGTATCGTGGATCGCAATAACTAAACTTGTAGAATTTTCTTTCACAACAGTTTTCTTCCATCCTTTTTTATACTTTCCGGTATTTACCGGGGATGTCTGTTTCAGCTTTGATACTGTCTTTTTTGCAACATTATTTACGCATTCCTTCGTTGTCTCAGCGCATTGTTTTCCATAGTCTTCAACAAGGCGATTTATTTCTGCTGCCAGATCATCAATTTTAATACTATCCGCCATTGTCGCTCCTCCTGTCTTTATACAACTGTACGATTTTTTCCAGTGACAGATATATTGCAGGTGGTGCAGCGTCAAATTTCTCCTGAATCTGCACTATTTTGTACATTGCCGGATTATGTTCATTGATAATTTCATCTCTTTCAAAATCGAATGGATCCCAGAGCCAGCCGCTTTGCGAATCAATGATAACAATGTCAAGAGCTTCAATATCTTCCCTGTTCAGCACTGCTGCCGGAATGCTTAACAATTTTGTTATTTTATTTCCTGCTGTCTGTGCGTCAAAATATCGTCTCTCTCCGATTGTTCGGTTTCCGAAGCGAATGTTCTTGAGCTTCGTGTCTACGATCACCCTGTCTTCTGTTTTGCAGATACTGAGTATCCCGTCTGTAAACGTTTCAAACTGTTTACGCCTGGCTCTTGGCATATTCTTCCACCTTCTTTGCTATCTGCAGTCCAACGATCTCGCTTTTGTAGTTTTCCCAAAACTGCTGCAGTTCTCCGGAATACTCATACATTACAAGCTGAAAAAGGAGTGTTCTTTCCTGGGTATCCCTCAGGAAATCGCACTCCCCTATTTTTCCGGCCAATGATGCCATGCCCCTTTTTATCATTCCAAGGAGTTTTTCGTCTCCTTTTGGATCGTCCCAGGTGATGTCCAGATAGTTTCTGACATCCTCCAGAAGTTTTGATAAATCATTTTCTGACATAGCACTCATTTTATCACTCCTTGGTTACAGTTACGGTATAAGTCTTTGTCTGCTCTCCGTCTGTGACTTTAACAGTTACGGTATTTGCTCCGGCGGTCCATGTGATCTTTCCGCCGTTTGTTACTTTGCTGGATCCCGCAGTAATTTCAATTGCTGCTGTTCCTGATTTCGGGAACGCTGTGATTGTATTTGTTGCAGTTGTTGTTTTTGCTGTGTATGTGTTTGTGTCGCTGTCAAATTTCGGTGAGAGGGTTAATCCTCCGATTCTCAGGTCAGACAGCAGTGCATTATCTACGTGTTCCTCCTGTTTACTTACAACCTCGAAGCGAACCGGATGCAGATCTGTAATGTCCAGAACGACAAAAGCATTGTTATCCAGTGCGAATCCATGAGCGTATAATTTGATAAGATATACTCTTTCGTCTTCCAGAAATCTGTATTCATCTGAATACTCAATCTTTCCGTTTTTGGACATTCCTACGCCAAGGAAATACTTTCCGGCCATTCCGTATACTGCAGTTCCTTCTGTAACTGCTGCCGACTGGATGATTTCCAGAGGAATCGGAAGTGTTGAAACATATACTCCGTCCGGAGACATTGCGCGTGTTGCCGGAAGGATTCGTTTCCAGTAATCTACCGGATTTACGATCATAATCAGGTTATCTACTGTTCTTGCCTGGCCTTTGCTGTTTCTTGCCATGATAGATGTAACATTTCCAAGCTGGATCATATCAAGAGCTGTCATTTTGATAGTCTCTTTTTCCGGATATTCTCCTGACACAACGTTCACTCCGTCTCCTACCTGGCGCGCCATTCCGATTGGCATGTCTTTTCCGGTACCATTTACAATTCCATACTCAAGTCCATTTGCAAGAGCTTCTGTGAGTACCTGACGCACGTAGTTATCTAACCATGCAGGGCCTAAATCAAGCATAGCTTTTGATACTGGCAGGAATGCGCTCAGTTTATCCTGAGTTACATCTACTTCCTTGAATCCGGATGTCAGTTCTTCAATGATCTTGCTGCTGAGTTTGCCCCATGCTGCTTTCTGCTCTCCGTTTGTGTTCAACATCATTCTTGTGAGACCAGTTACAGTTGTCGCATTTAATTTTGACAGCAGCGGATGATTTGTTGTCAGTTCTTCAAATACAGAATCAATGATTGTCTCCGGGAAAACAGTCTCAATATTGTTGAGAGCCTGTTTTGGATCCGAAGATTTCATTGCGTCAATTACTTTCTCGTAATATTCTCTCTCTGCGCTTGTAAGCTGACGTACACCCCTCTGTGCAAGCACATTCATATCACTCTGATTTACAAGCTCTTTCGCCTGTTCAAGCACGTTCTCCTCGATATCCTGACATAATTCCAAATATGCTTTTGAAAACGCTTCTGAATCATTCTCCGCAACAGCAGCATTCATTCTGTTGAGGATTTCCGTTCTCTTTAATGCGGCAAAATCTTTATTTTTCATTTTACTCTCCTTTTTTGAATCCCTGCAGAAATCCCTGCAGTGTGTGTTTCTCTGGTTCTTCCGGTTTCTTTCCCGGTTCGGGTTTCTGTCCTTTCTGCATAAGCTCCAGCTGTTCTCTGAAAGACTTCGTATCTTTCATATGCTGCATAACTTCCTGGAGACGTTTCTGCATTCCTTCTTTTGTCATGTCTCCCTCTGGCGCGTGTCCGTAATCCTCTACCTTGTCGATCAGGCCATATTCCAGGCAATCATCCGGAGTCAGGAAGGTTTCTGCTTCCATCATGTCTGCAAGCTGCTGTTCTTCCAGATTTGAACGCTCAAGGAAGATTTTCCGATTGCTTGCCGTAAGTACGTCAAGATCATCCGCTGTCTTTCTCAGCTCTCTTGCATTTCCGGATGCAGTTACCCATGGTTCGTGGATCAGTGCTGTTGTTCCTACGCCCATGATTCTTTCGTCACATGCCTGTAAAATCACAAAAGCTACGGAATACGCCACTCCATCAACGATTCCTTTTACATGGCTTCCGGACTGCTTCAAAAGGTTGTAGATAGTTACTCCCTCTTTTACAGATCCGCCATTTGAATTGATATGTAATTCAATCGTATGGTCTTCCGGGATTGCCGCAAGCTGATCGCGGAAATACTTTGCAGAAGTCTCGCTTTCGGTATATGACCATGTTTTCCAGTCAAATTCTCCATACGCCGATACATCATCATAGATGTATAGCAAATGTACCGCCGGATCTGCTGCCTGCTTAAAACAGTAATTTGTTTTATTCTGTGTTTTTTCCATTCCCGCCATTTTCTCCACCTCCTTCCAGGCTGTTCAATAAATCCTGTACTGTGCTGTAATTCTTTGTGATAAAATGCTGGTTCGCCCATTCTTCATTGATTTGCGGCTGCCCCATTGCACGCAAAATCATGTTAATCGTATGCGTTCCAGACTGCACCAGCTTGTCAATCTGCGTCGCATTGCTGAATATGTCAACATGCTTAACGTGTGACGTGTCTACCATGCAGCGGCTGCCCTTCAATACGGCTTTCCCGTATTTTTTACGGTTGATTTCGCTCTCTAAGGATCCGGCTAATGGATCCAGTGCAACAGTCAGCAGTTCGTCTATTGCCTTGCTGTTGTCCTGCACGTCCCCTTTCAGGATTGACGGAGGGATTCCTATTGCCCTCGCTGTAAAGTCGAATACATCATCATATAGTGCTTTTATGTCTCTTGTTGTTGTTTCATTGTAGTTCTTTGACCTGTTCGTTTCTGTGAAAGTATATCCTTCGAATAAGGGCAAAACTGCATTTTCGCTTTCAAAGAATGTCTTAAAATAATCATTCAGCAACTTTTTGAGAGTATCATCAAAGTTTTTGCTGTTCTGGGCTACGGCTGATATGTCCAGAGTTCCTTTTGAGCCATGTGACTGCATAAAGGTCTTTGCTCCGTACTGGATCAGCTTCGCATAGGAACCATATAGCCCCTGTAGTATCGTATTTATATTTTTCCAGTTCGGTTTTAGATACAGAACATCTGTGGATCTAAACGACCTCTGAAAAGTGTAATCATCAATCTGTACCTGGCTGTATGTGTTCCCGTACAGTGCGCTTCTGGTTGTGCAAAATGAATCTGCTACATAGAGCTGTCCATCTATTCCAGCAACAACCAACGCCTCTCCGTTTCTGAACATCTTTTCGATTAACTTATCAAAAAACTGCTGTTTATTCTGGTTTCTGTTTGGTTCGTAGTTCCAGGTATAATATTCATCCCGGAATATTTCGTCACCATTCAGGAATGTACGAATCTCGCATTTCCCTAACATTTTTGCAAGAATCTGAATTGCTCTCTGAAAAGCCAATTCCCTCAGATAAATTTCTGTCATTATGCTCTCAATCGGATTGTCTGCAATCTCAATTCGAGACACATTTTCAACTGACTGCTCTGGTTCTGACTGCTCTGGTTCTGGCTTCCCCCGTATCAGATTCCTGAATGAAAATCCCAACCTTTCTCACCCCCTTTCAGTAAGTCATTACTCCAATATCAGGCACTGCTGCCGTTTGTGCGTATGGGATCATGTCCTCTATTGTCATTGACGCGACAAGTGCCATAAACGGGTCAGTTTTTCTGCTTTTCGCTTCAATTTTCCCGTAAACATAGTTTCCTATGTCTGCATCATCTTTCTTTCCCGGTTTTCTCCCGTATGGGATCATTTTTGTATTGTTCGTCCCCCAGCGGAGCACTGGATTGTCTCCCCAGATAAAATTGTCATTTGCGAAACAGCTGTCTATCACTGTCGCAACTCTCATTATGTCTGAGGGACGTACAAGCTTTAAATTTTTATATACTTTTGCGTCGAATCCAATTTCCCGGAGTGCTGCTGCCAGCAGAGCATAGCGGAAATCGTCAATCGCAATTCCTTTTATGCAATATTTCATCATTGCTGCTTGAATATAATCAGTGATGATCTCCGGATGTATCTCCACATCATCCACCATTGTCAGCAGTCCTCTCCGTCTCCATTCTTCCAGAGGAGCTTTTATCCTTGGAATATCTTTCGACTGGCTGCACAACCATGAATGATTGATGTCATACCGGATATTTTCATCTCTGAAATGCAGATTTACGGAAACAAGGTCCGTAATCTTCGAGAAGTCAATCCCGCAGGTGCATGTCCACCCTGACAGATCCGGTATTTCTCTGTTCGTGAGCTTTATTTTCTCATACGAACACACTTTTATGTCTGCGGATCCGCTTGGGATATTCATTCTCTTTGTCATAAATGCAGTGAGACGTTCAGGATGCGCTAACCAGTCATTGTACTCTTTTCGCATTTCTCCCATTAACGTCGGGAGATATGGCAAGGACGGATTTGCTTTTTCCCAGTTCTTTTCGTCGTATACTTCTTCTTTGTTGTCCAGTCTGCAGATAAATGGCAGCATACCATTGTCCGGAAGATCATCAAAAAGAATATCCGTCGCTGTCCCAAGCATATCGTCAAGTGGTCCTTCTCTTATATCTCCCTGGGTGGTGTAGTAGGACCGGCGCGGATGTGGTTTCTTTCCAAGTCCGGTTGTGAACACTTCAATGTTCTTGTAGTCCTGATATTGATGTATCTCATTGAACACCACCATACCGGAGCGCATTCCGTCTTTTCCGGATGGGTTGTTTGTACGTCCCAGAATCGTTGATTTCGTTTCTGTTCCTACTACCTTCTCAGATGTCCAGTAATAGAATTTTTTTAATTTTTTCGTATGTTCAGGCGTTTCAAGAGCCTCCACCACGTCTTTGACGGGTCTTAGTGCCTGATCTTCGTTATTTGCACAAATATCTACGTCATACGCCCTGATTCCGTTATACGGACTTACCAGGCAGGCAGATTCCCACGCTATTGTTCCGTCCTTCCCCGCGCCCCTTCCGAGCATACAGAAAAGATCCGGCCAGCGCGGAGTCTTTGATACCCTCCAGTATGTGCAATCGTGCAGTCCCACGACAAATATCTGCCAGGGAAATAGCTTTTCAAACGGGAAATATTTTGCAATCCCGATATATTTCGTCAGCTGTTCGCTGTCTGTGTATATGTCTTCGTTTTTGAAACAACTTCTGACGTGTGATACCAGTGCTTTGACTTCCCTGGAAGCTCTGATTTTCTCAGACTCTACGGCCTCCATGAACTCCTCTATGCGTGGATCACAATTCGTCATCATCATCCCCCTTTATTGTTTCTTTCGTTGTCAACTCCAGCTTGTCCAGAATCATCAGCATCTGTTTGTTGACAGCAACCAGATCTTTGACCGACTGGTTCTGTTTTACAATCGTTGCTTTCCCGCTTGCGGATGTGGTCTCAAAGGTCACTCCGCGCTTTTTTATATCTGTTTTTAGCTTCTTTTTGACATCATAGAGGGTCATATAGTCGTCCAAAAGGTCTTTGAAGACGGAAATATCTGCCTGTTTTTTTCTCAGCTGCTCTTTTAAGCTTTCTAATATATCCGCTTTTTTTTCGGCCATTTTTTCACCCCTATTTTTTTATTTTTTCATCATGTGCGACCTTTCGCAGATTTGTCGAGGCCACCCACCGGTCTCCGGCCGGCCGCCAAAAATCGCAAATTTTTCGACCGGGGGTATCAGTCCCAGCGTTCCTCTGTCAGCGGTTCCTGCTTCTGTGGTTTTCTGTAACCATGCACTGCTTCATGGCACTCATGGCAAAGGCTTATAAGGTTTCTTTTCTTCACTCCATGCCACTCATACCATATGTCCAGAGCCATCTCAGGATGTCTCTTCACGTAGTTTACATGGTGTACTGTCGTGGCTGCTGTGTATCTGTGATGTTCTCTGCACCTCTGGCATTCATTGTGATCCATCTTCAACACCTGCTGCCTGACCTGCTTCCACCTGGTCCACACATAGAACCTGTGTATGTCGTTCGCTACGCACCAGCGCACGAACTCTGTTTCCTGTTGCGTCATATTCCTCCTAACTCAAAAGAGGACCTGCATATAGCAAGCCCTCTCTCGCGGGGAACGATTATTCTGTGGCTTTCCTGAATACCACGTTATCAATATATCATTTATTTTGTCCTTCGAGTACCGCATTACAGATACTCCTTTATCTTGTCTTTGTTATTGTTTCTCAGTTGTGCCTGGTACTTCTGTATTGTTTTCTGGAAGTTCTCCATACTCTTTCTGTATGCTTCTACTTTCGCAATGTTTTCTTTCCCGAACATACGGCGGTATCTTGCCTGCATGTTCCTGATCCGAATCAACATTCCTTTCGTCTTGTTATCCTTTAGCAGTACAATATACTTCTTTCCGCACTGTTCACACTGAATGTATTGGATGTCCAGTTCTGTATTTGGTATATGTTCTTCCTTTACGGTCTGCTCCATCTGGGCTTTGCATTTATCGCATTCTATCATTTAATCCTCCTTGCTATGATACTGTAAAACCTCCTACGCATTTCGTAGAAGTATGATCTCTCGCATGGAATGCCTCTGGCTTTCATGGTCTGAAATGTGCAGTATTCTGTTGTCACGTAATGCAGCAGATATGGATATAGCTCTTTTTCTTTTCCGACTGCTTCCATGGCTGCGTCTTCAATCTTCTTTATCTTGTGTGTGATCTCGGCCGCTTCCATGGCTGCGTCAGCAGTTGAGTCAGAACAGTTATGTGATCCCGGCTGTCCAGTCAGATTCTGTCCGGCTCTTGTGTCTCTCTTTACGGCCAGCTCCTCTTTCCACTCTGTATACTGCAAGCAATAGTTGTATGCGGTCTGAAAAGCTCTCTTTGATATATTATATTTCTTTCTGTTCAGCGGTCTCACGTTTGGCATGTCTGCCCTCCTTAAAACTAATTATTTCTCTTGCTCCGGCCAGTTTACTTGTGTGTCCAGAAATTTTATTTCTCCCGGATATACCTGTTCTACTTTTCCGTTTTTATATTCTACAATGGCAAGTGTAATATTTGTTTGTCCTCCTGGACTTCCGCCCACCAGCAGCGACGGTTCAACAACTGTTGCAATTTCTGTCCATCTGTGAAATATAGCCTTTCTTCCTCTCACTCGACATAATCTGTATTTGCGTAATCTCTCATAATGTTCTTTTGTGGTAATCACATAACCATTATCTGTCGTAATCTCTGTATCACTACAGAAAAACGGTCTATGTGCTACATTGTCAATTAATTTCTTAACGTCGTTAATGTCCATCATGTTTGTGATCCTCCATGATAAAATTTTTTCCAAAAATCTCCATAAACTCTTCCCTGCTGCCGAATCGGTCCTCAAAAACTCTCTGTCCCTCTTCATGTAGCATGTCCATGACCTTTTGGTTTGAGTGTACTGCCTCCGGTCCTGTTCCTGCCAAGTGATGCACATTACAGAGATATACTTTTAACCCGTAGTGTCCTGAATGTGTCCGATTCGGACACCCTCCGAAAATGTGATGCTCCTGGAGTGCTGGATGTCGTCTGTAATCATTGTGCAACATCATACAAAGATAACAAGTGCCGCTTTCTCTGCTGTGCATGATGCTCGGTCTCTCTGGCTCTTTCTTCTTAGCTCGTTTTTTCTTTTTCTGTTTCGGAAATGACTGCATTCTTTCTCTCCTCCAGCTTTTTTCTGTAACTTTCGTGATAGTCTTTCAACCAACGTGTCTGTCTTCTCTGATTAACATTCACTTTTACTTCAATAGCGTCCATTATTGCTCCTTTCTCAGCTGAACGGCAGTTCTTCCTCTATTCCATCCGGAATGTTCATAAATCCATCTGCGCTGTCCGCAGGAGCCGGCGGTGGTGTCTGTTTTGGTGGATAATAAGCCGCTCCATTGTCTCCAGATTTACTTTCAGCAAATTCCTGTTCCTCTACTACAATCTCCGTTGTATATACCTTCCGTCCTTCTCTGTTCGTGTAACTTCCTGTCTGTATACGCCCAGAGATTGTAATCTTCAATCCCTGTCTGAAATATTTCTCTGCAAACTCTGCTGCACGTCCGAAAACGACACATGAAATAAAATCTGCCGTTGCTTCCCCGTCTTTGTGAAATCTTCTGTCTACTGCAAGCGTGTATCCGGCTATTGCCAGCGGATTCTCTCCGGTTGTATATCTTACGTCGGGATCTCTGGTTAATCGTCCCATTAAAATTACTTTATTCATCACATTCTCCTCTTGAATCTATTTCTTGGAGGTCTTGCCTCCCCCCCGTTTCGTTTTTGTTACATACGCTGTGCGGCGTGAGTTCATTTCCATGTCGATCAAATTTCCACACTGTAAGCATTCCTGCGTCAGTTCTGCAGTGTTTCTGTTTGTCATGTACTTCCATGAACTTCCGCAGGCTTTGCACTCTGCATACATTGGTTTTAAAGCTCTAAGCTGTGTTACGTGTCCGCATTTCTTACATTTGTGCTGTGTCTCTGGCTCTTTTGCGTTGTACGAGATTGTCTCTCCACATTCTTCGCAACGAATATGTAAAAATCCTTTGTATTCTTCTGCAGCTTCGCTAATCGTTGTCTCCGGTACCTGATCTGTTTCCTTTTCCGGATCTCTAATCTCAAAATCATCATTTTCGAAATCATACTTTCGTGCCAGTTCTGTCACATCCTTGAGGAAATCATATTCTTTCGAGTCTGAGATCCGTACATGCAACGTAAAATTACCGGTTTCATTTTGAATTATCATTTCCATTTGTCTTTTTCTCCTTTACCATTACTATTTTTGTATCTTTGATGCGATACGCTCTTGAATCTCCCGGATGTTCTGTCTCAAGGATGCGATCCTCCAGCAACATTGCTATATGTCGTCTAACTGTTGCTTTTGACAGTCCTGTATCTGCCGCAATCTCATAAGTAGTCGGTGGATAACAGTGCCGCTTTATGTATTTAACAATGAATTTCAGGATCTTCTCTCTGTTGTCCTCCGCCTCTGCTGTTGCATAGTTCAATTCCATTCACCTCTTTTTCTGCGGTGTGCTGTCAATGTTTTTGTTGTATTTACCACATTTCTCGTATTTACTGCGTATGAACTTTCCGGAACTTCGGAAATGTCGATTCCTATGCCTGCAAACAGTTTTATCAGTGCATCCGCTGCCTTTTTTATCGTTACCCTGTTACCGGCCCATGCTTTTGTGAATTGTGTTACAATTTCTTTCAGCTTCTCGCAGTCCCAGGAGTAGTTTACTGTCGTTTTCTTTCCTCCCCACGGCTTGTTTATTGCCCGGTGATAGCTTTTCCCGGAATACTTCATTTTCTTCGGCGGATTTTTGCCGATTTTCTGCTTGTATAGTTTCTTTTTCTGTCTCTTATTCATTTCTTTCCTTTCCTGCTGCCTAACAACTGATCGCAGACGGACTCAAATTCTCTCAGCAGGTCAAAATCCGTCTTTCTGCTTAATTTCCTGTCAATCTCCTCTACTTTGTATTCTCCGAAAATGTGATCTCCGGAGGTTCTGGCGTTGTTGACCTGCGCCGTTGTGCAATGCAGTTCTTCTCTAATTTCTCCGCTTGTCGCATTCTCTAATATCAGGTCACCGGATCTGTTTCTTACCTCATACAGTTTTTTGACCATTTCGCCCTCCTTAATGTCCGGCAAGGAACGTTTGCATCATTCTAGTTCTCCAGTCTGTCTGTTTACCCGTCCATTTTTCGCACTGATCGTCGTCCTCTACCAGGCGGCCGGTGCGATCGCAAAGACCACAATCATTTTCCATACAGGTTTTACATGTCTTCTCCATTTTCTTCCTCCACCTCACTTTTCTTTCAGCACTACCTGAATCTGTTTCAATTCTTTCAGGGTTGCTCGCGCAATGTCCATATGCTCGTCGGATATTTCCTCGTCAATGTATTCCTGGATCAGTTCTTTCAGTATCTCCGGATCCACTACAATTTTCAGATGTTTCACCATCGCTTCTCTAATCAGTTTTGAACACTGCTTGTCTGTCAGGCCTTCTTTGTTGTCAATCTCTTCCAGTGCTTTGTTGTATTTCTCTGTATCGAACTCATAGCAGTCCATCAGCTTGCTTGTGAACTTCTTGCTCCGGTTCGTTGCCAATCGTGCCTCTTCTGCCTTTTCTCTCAGTTCGTCCAGTGTGTCTAAGCTAATTGTTGCCGTACCGTCCATGTCTCCTGTCTCCTTTGAACATCATTCTTTATTCCTGCATTTCGATTCCGTTATCAATAAGTTTCTTCATTTCTTCGTCCAGAATCCGGACATAGGTTCCTTTTACCATCTTCATCAGCTCCGGGCTGAGTGTTTCGCTGCCTTTTCCTGATACCAGGCTTTTAGCCAGGGCGAAGATATACGCAATGCTTTCATCTTCTGTGACAGTCTCCCGAAATTCAATCACAAGGACCTTGCGGCCCTCGTAACTGAGTATCCAGGCGTTTTTTACTACTTTTTTATGTAACTCTAAGTGAGCAACAAGCGCCTTTTCCTGCATCTTTTATTCCTCCCGCTACTTCTGTAAACCTTTTAAGAACTCACACAATTCGGTTTCTGAGTTTGGAAATTTATCATAGCGTGCATGATATGTCCATTTTGGCACTCCGCCAACTCGATCCGGTTCAGGTCCGCCTACTAGGTGCATGTAATATGTCTCTGTCGTTCTTGACACCCACCAGCTTTTTTGTTCTCCTGGATTCGGTGCATATTCTTCCACGATCAGTCGTGCTCCGTTTTGGAAATCGTATTTATAATATTTCACGTCGGTATGATTATCGGTGTACCAGAGTCCCCAGGCTTTATAATTTTTCAACCACTCCTTGCGCTGGTCATTGTTTCTCATGATCGGAAGAGGCGGCTGTTCTGATTCTTCCGGTTCTTCCTTACAATCTTCTACAAGATTTTTAATAATTCTCAGTCCTCCAACGATCAGCTGCTGTTTCAGGATTGTCATGTGCGGTAAGCCAGGATCTTCTTTTTCTGCTTCAAAAAATTCTTTGAGTCTTCTTTCTTCATCGTACAGATAGCCGATGATTTCTACATCTGTAGGTACTGGGATGTCTTTTAAATCTTCCGGCCATGCATCCGGGATTTTATCTGTATTTCTCAGATGTTTTACCATTTTGTTGGCCTCAACAAAATGGTCTTCCTGCTGCTTTTTGTCCGGTGTTTCTGCTGCCGACTGGCAGCTCTTTTCCAGAATCCATTCGCAACGGCTGTTGCAGTCGTCCGGGCACTGAGAACAGCAGTGGTACTCCTGGCTACAATAAGCAGCTGCTCCGCATAATCCAGATCCAGATTGTCCTGTGATACATTTTGCCGGTCCTCCATCATCTTTTACTTCTGGTTTCTTTGGCTCTATATCGAATTCTGGAGAAAATGGATCATAGAGGTTCTTTGCTTCTACGATCAATCGTCCGTATTTCATTGATACTTTTTCATTTTTAACTTTAATTTCCAGACCTGCTGTAAATCCCATGAAAGTATATTCAACTTCGCTTCCGCTAACTGCATGCCATCCATACGGTGCTATCTCTTTTTGTACTGCTTTTGCCGCTTCGCCATTATTCTTGCACTGTCTGCATATCCTCATAATTGTTTTTAATTTATCCGGATACTCCTCAAATAGTGCTTTTACCGCTTCCGCTTCCGTAAGTGTGCTTTGTGGCTTCTCCGGAGCGTCTACGGATACTATGCGGACCGGTTTCTGTTTCTTTCCGAATCTTTTCACCAGTTCCTCAGATAATTCATTCCACGTCAGGCTGTACTGCATTGTACTTTCAGGATTGAATGTTATCCCCTCTTTACTTGCCTGATAATTGAAATGTCCGTTTCTGATCCTGACATCCCGGTACCGGATACTGATTAAGTATGCAGCCATTCTCGTGTCGCATTTGAGAACTCTTTCTCTTTCGCCTTTGTTTAAGGCTTCAAATAATCTTTCTATCTGCAGCTCTGGCTGTACTGGCGTGTCGTTCTCTGGCGGTCTCTGCTGCCCTGTTGCCTGTTCAATCGTGAATTGTCCAGGAATATCTCTGTTATTCTCCTGCAGTTTCTTAAATGCTTTGATCTCTGCTCCTGTAATCCCGTCGTGGTCCTCATAGTGTTCCATTGCTTTCTTCTGGTATGTTTCATCCAGATCTGCAAGTTCGCGGGCTACGGTGATGTTGATTTTTGCGGATTGAAACTCTTTCATCCATTCTGGGCTGAGTTTTTTCTGGACTGCATGGTATCTTTCCATCTGCGTTCCGGATACTCCGATTGTCTCCCGCACCATGTCCCTTGTCTTACCTTTCAGCTCTGTAAGCTCTCGCAAGCCTTTTATGACTTCTTCTGTCTCAAGAGCTTCTTTCATCTTCTCCCAGTCAGTTTTTTCTCTGAACCGGTTCGCCTGGATAACTGCCAGCTTTTCAAGGAGCTGCGTTGTCTCATTATTTTCTTCGCCGTCCTCCAGAAGCATTTTTCTTGTGTCGTCCTTAACTGTCGTGTATTTGCAGTTAATTTTTCTAAATTCCTCATGTCCTTCCTCTACAAGCATTCTGCAACACATTGTTCTGCAGTGTCCGGAAATTATGTGATCTTCTCCGTTTACATCTTCGATCAGGACATCCTGCATTACCCCGAACAGCTGAATGGAATTTTTCAAGCCCCGGAGCCGGTCCGGGTCTGTCCCGTAGAAATTTTCTTTCGACGGGACAAGTTCGAATACGTCTCTGTATACGGTATCGCTTGTATTTTCCTGTTGCACCTGCTTCGGACGTTTGTTCACCATATCGGCAAGGTTAAAAGCCATCAGTCCTCCCCTCCTTCCTTTGTGCATTTCATGCACACTGCAGTTATGTATTCATTTACAAGATCTTCGTAGTCTTTCGCCGCCAGAGATCGTGGAGAATACAATGGAATCGGTATCCTTGCATACGTGCTTTCAGATACCTTTCTGGAATATCTTATTTTTGTCTGGAGCATTGGATAGCCTGCTGCCTGGATCATTTCCAGTCCCTGTGCCTGGGCTTCGTTTCTTCTGTCGTACTTCGTGATAAAGATCCAGAAATTTTCCAGATCTTTGTTCAGGTCTTCTTTTGTGTATCCGATCTGTCTCACCAGCTCCGGCAATCCCTCAGTTGTATTGTCGTCGATTTCAACCGGAATCAGCACATCATCACATGCTGTCAAAGCGTTAATGGTTGATACATTAATATCTGGAGCGTTGTCAATAATGCAGAAATCGTACTGATCTTTCACGCATTCAAGAGCGTCCTTGATACGGAATTGCTGTGGGCGCGTCTGATCTAACATTACTTCCTGGTTCGCACTAAGTAGCCGCATATTTGCCGGAAGGACATCCAGACCTTCAAAATCTGTGTGCTTAATGAGCTTATTCATCCAGTCTTCCGGACGTCTGGCTGTCATAATTCGGTCAATTCCTTCCCCGTCCTGGGTGCGTCGGTTTAATCCACGTGACGCGTCTCCCTGCTTGTCGTTGTCCACCAGGAGAACTCTGTTTCCCTGACTTGCAAGAATATATGCGACGCTGTTTGATGTGATCGTCTTTGCAACTCCGCCTTTTAAATTTATTACTGCGATTGTTCTCATAATCGTTTCCCCTTTTCTTTGTTATTCCCATTCTTCGCCCCGGCTACATCCTTCGTCTTCTTCCAGGAATCCTCCCAGAGTGCCATAAATTCTGCATATGCTTCTTCCTGATTTCAGATGTTGTCTTTGCACGCATTCTTTGCAGAGCGTAATTTTTCTGTACTTCTGCATAAGTTTCCATGCTTCACTGTGGTCAAAAGAATTGATTTTGTCATATTCTGCTTTTATTTTGCTTATGTGCTTACTCATTTCGCACGAACTGCAGAAATAATACTCAAGTGCTTCCTGGCTGGTTGTCTTCTCTCTGTATTGACAGATATTGTCGCAGATGTAAGTCTCCAGGGCTTCAATGTCTGTGTCTATTCCTTCGCTTTCGGTCTTCGTCGGCGCGGCGCATCCATTCAGGTTTTCCTCCTTCTGGTTCGCTTTCAAAGTAAATCCCTCCTTTCCGGTCTTTGTAGTATGTGAATCTGTATCCGGATTTAATAATCTCACCCAGATACTCCATTTCTGCCGGGTTCTGTTCCGGTCTCAGGTTCCATCCCTTTCCCCATATTTCCTCCGGCTTCACGTTTCTTCATTTCCTCCTGTAACCATGCTGAATATGTATGTTTCCCAGTCTGTGAGGATATTGTGATATTGCACTCCTGCAGCTTCTTGCAGGCCGTCTCCCACTCCTGGGCGTTCTTTATCGGTTTTCCTTTTGTGTCCTTGAATCCTGCTGCCATCATGTCGTCAGTTTTCAGAATCCGCGTTGCAACAAATGCGTCTCTTGTATATACGCATACTTCACATTCTTTGTGAAAATGTCCCAGGGCTTTTATAAGGGCTTGCAGGTTCGTCTTGTGATATGTTCCCTCAATGCTTCCGAATCCCTCTCTGGTTATCGGTGCGCCTTTGAATATCGTTTCGATCACATACCCATATTTACGCTGCATACATTCCTGGGACTGTTTATCTGTCTCCAGATATATGTTTACCTTCATGCCCTTTCCCTCTTTTTCTTTGCTTTCTTCTTTTCCTGCTTTGGCAGTCGAACTGTTCTAATCAGGGTATAAGATCGGTACTGGTAGCCTGTCAGATCATTCACGCCTTCATGCAGAGAGTCTTTTTCCACTTCCCAGCCCTTTGGCACTCTGACTTTTCCCCATGTTTTCCAGTGTTTATACACTTTTTTCTCTGGCTCCGGAACTGGAAGGTTGCGTGATGCGGAATAGTTTGCCTCTCTCAGCCTCTTGTCCGTCTCCGGTGTCTTCGTTATGTAGTTGGCCAGTTTCTCAAACTCACCTTTTTGATACAAAAGCTGGTTCTGTATCTGTCCATGTTTCCATGCCTTCGCAAGAATAACGTCTGTATCAGGGATTCTGTTCACAATGATGTGAATGTGCCAGGCTCCCCTTGTGCCGACTTCTATATTCCGCATCCATTTCAGTTCTGCTCCTCTTTTTTTGTATTCCCTTCTGAGTATCTGCAGGAATGCTTTCCAGTCTTCCTTTGCTTCTTCCATGGATTCCGGTCTTTTGTCCTTCTCGTATGATAATCTTGTGAAATAATCATCTACGTCAAAATTGTTCCGGAGCTTCCACCTTGCCATCCTCTCCCTGTTGTATTGATTCCTCTTTGCCATCTGTTCCGGAGTGGCTTTCTTTTTCTCCTTCCTCTCCTGTCCTGGTGCTCCATACTTTGCTGTGTGATATTCATACACCTCTATGGCATTCCGGAACCTCATTCTTTTACACATGTAACTCATTATCGTATCCCCTGTTTTGAATCCATCTTTAATACTCTTAGCAAGTAAGCAACAGGGGCTTTCGTTCCCCTGCTTTTTCGACTTACTTTCATTTATTTTTCAAGGATCCGGTGTTGCCTTTTTAGTTTACATAATACCTTTGTTATTCTTAACTGATTCGTGTCATGCTTTTGCAGCCGCTTCGCTCATGTTCTTGTTGATTGTACTCTCCTGCACTTCCCAAATTGTCTGCGTCAATATCTCCAACGCATTGATTAAGAACGGAAGATCTCCCGCCGGAGTTGGAAAAATAAAATCGGAAATTTCGTTCAGCCACATCTGCTGTCGTATTCCGCATAGTGTTCTTGTTTCTTCTTCTCCTGCTGTTTTGATTTTTTCCATAAATTCTCCGAATCCTTTATAGTCTGTTTTTAACATCTTCAATCCTCCTTGACATTTCCCCGTATTTTCTTTATACTATTTGAAAAGGTTGTTTTTTCTTTTTGCTCTCACGTTGGCGGACGTGAGGGCTTTTTTCATGTCCTGCATTCTCTCCTCAATCCAGATCAGGCCGGAGAGGACGCAGAAAGATACTGCGAATATCAGGATGATTTCCTGCATTCTGCTGTCGATCATCCAGATCGGCAGCATAGAAACCAGGTACCCGGATATCAATGAAATTATTATTTTTCGTTCCATTTCTTATCTCCTTATGTAGTTGTCATAGTTCAAGCTGTTTCCTCTTTTTCTTTTGGCTTTTCCTTCACTTTTACGGTGATCTCAACGCCATGCTTCTTTGAGAGGATCGCGGCAAGAGTTTCATAGAACCTTACCGCGTTAAATGTTCCCTGTGTCTCCACTTTCATTCCCTCCCTTATGCAGACTGTTTCTCGGTTGCCATGCACATTCCCACCTTAACGCCTTTCATAAATGTGTCCATCAGCATCTGTTTGCTGATATTTAAGGACTGTAGGAACGCTGTGAAGTCTTCCGCTTCCGCTTTGTCTTCCTGTCTCAGCATGATTTCCATATTCTTCTGTGACATATCTCCTCTTTCTCCTTTCTGGCATATTCTGTACTGCTTTCGGCTTGCCTCGTCAGTGAGTACGTTGCCGCCGTACCCAGACGGAACATCTGTTCCGTTTCGGCTATTTCAATTCTTTCCGTGAGGCTTTCGCCTCCCTCTTTATTAATGATTGTTTGCCCACTCAGCTGCTGCCTTGATGGTTTTAAATGTCATCTCTCGGTGTTCATCCAGGCGGATGTGATAGCAACCTCTGGTTCCTACCATTCTAAAAATCCTATATCCATTTGCTTCCTTAACTGTTTCCCACATTTGTTTGTTCCCCTTTCGTATTTGTTTGTTCTGTAAACATCATAATTCATTTAATAAACTTTGTCAACTCTTTTTTGTTTGTTTAACAAACTTTTTTCGTTGACTTTTGCTTTCGACGGTGGTATTCTATTTTCAAGAGATAAATAAGGAGGTGATAGCATGACGCAAGGTGAGCGCGTGAAAGAGATCCGCAAAACTTTAGGTCTTACTCTTGATAAGTTCGGCGAACGTATAGGTTTGAAAAAGAGTGCTCTCAGTCTTATTGAGAACGGAAAAAACATTCTTACTGATGGGAACGTTCTTTCTATATGTCGTGAGTATAATGTTAATGAGGGATGGCTTCGAGATGAGGTTGGTCCTATGTTCGCGCAACCTGATACATTTAGCCTTGATGATTTCGCTGCTCAACATAATGCGACAGCTCTTGAAAAAGAAATTATTAAGACTTACTTTGAGATTGATCCAGTGATCCGGAAGCAGATCGTAAATCATTTCAAGGAAAAATTCATGGGTGCTGGTGGTGCTCCAGACAGCCCAGAAGAATTAGAAATTATGCACCCACCTGTTACAGGTGATGAAAATTCAAATGCTGGGTGAAACACACCCAGCTGCAACTAACTATTTAAGTATTATGATTTGAGTTCCCCAATTAAAGTTAAGATTAATATATATAGTATTGTTGCTGTGATAATACAAAGCATATATTTTACAGTTGCCATAATGTATGTATTTTCTTTTCATCATTGTTCCCACACCTTCCCGTTATTAGTAACAGCTGGGTGCAGGAAACATTATAAATTGGAGGTTCGTCATAATACTACCGGTAAATTTTTCCATTTAAGGAGGCACTACATGAGAAAGAAAATGCTCGCTCTGCTGCTGTGTGGAATTATGGTAGCTTCTCCGGCTCCTGTATGGGCCAGCTCCAAAAATGTTGCCGATCAAGACCAGACAGTAGATTCTGCTGACAATCTTTTATCCGGTTACACTTTGGACGGTCTTCAATCCTTGTATTTGTCAATCACGCCTGATATGTCATACTCAGACGTTGTTCTATTGATAGAAGATAGCGAACTCCCGTATTCAGAAGAAAAATACAATGGCAGTCGTGAATTGCAGGTTGCTTTTACAGACGGATGTACAGCTCAGAAATATAAAAAGGAATCTGGTGACTATTTAACAATCTCTTTTAATTATGCGGAAGGAGAGAATAGTTCAAATGACGTTCTTTCCAAATACAGTTTAAGCTCCTGTATATATTGTCCTGAATCTGGTCCTACTTTGATTAGTCTTTCTGATGGTCATTATTTTTCTTATAATGAACCAGGAAATTATATTGAAGATTATAAAAATAAAGATACGGCGGATATATCTGGAGATATGACGAAAGAGGAACAGTTAGTATATTATTTCGAACATTGCAAATAAAAATCGCCCCGGTATTAGGGTACCGGAACGACTTTACAGATTGCATGTGAAACTTTTGCAGCTATCAGTTGATGCTACAATCATTTCGTGACCAATTTGATTATAGCACGAACTGATACGCCTGCATAGGTGTATTTTTTATACCCATTTTTAAGGAGTGATACTATGAGTATAACAAATGTTGCTATATATGTACGTGTCTCCACAGACCGGCAGGCAAAAAAGGGAGACAGTATTGATGAACAGCTCTCCACCTGCAAAGCCTATATTGCATCTAAAGAGAACATGGTTCTGGCCGGAACCTACATTGACGATGGAATCTCCGGCAGAAAAATCAAACGCGGAGATTTTGAGCAGTTGCTTGATGATGTCCGGCTCGGACGCGTGAATCTGATTATTTTCACTAAACTCGACCGCTGGTTCCGCAGCCTGCGACACTATCTGAATACGCAGGCGGTTCTCGAAGCGAAACATTGTGACTGGCTTGCTGTCGATCAGCCGTACTTTGATACGACCACACCGCATGGCCGGGCTTTCGTTGCGCAGTCCATGACCTTTGCAGAGCTGGAAGCAGAGAACGATTCTGTCCGGATCCGGGACGTGTTTGACTATAAATACCGGCAGGGTGAAGTTCTGTCCGGAAAAGCACCTCTCGGATTTTCCGTTGAAAACAAACATCTTGTACCTAATCAGGACGCTGAAAAGGTACTGCATATCTTCCAGTTTTATGCTGCATGCAATTCCCTGAATCAGACAACCGCACATCTGGAATCTGATATGGGTATCGTTATGACTCAAAGCAATCTCAAAACTGCAATCTTAAAAAACAAAAAATATATTGGTGTATTCCGGGATAACGATCATTATTGTCCTGCCATCATTCCATTGGATCTGTTTGAACGTGTACAGGAACTGCTTGCCATTAATGTCAAAATCAGTCAGAAATATAACTATATATTTAGCGGTTTACTCCGCTGTGCTCACTGCGGTCATTCGTTTTCCGGTGCTACACGAAAAATAAAGAAAAAAACTGGTGGCTTTTATAAATATCCTTTCTACAAATGTCATGGCGCCTATCCAAGCAAGCGTTGCAGTAATCGCAAAGTTATGTTCGAATCATGTATAGAAAGGTACCTGATTGCAAATATCAAGCCTCTCCTGCAGGAGCATATTGCAGAATATGAAATTACAAGTGCTAAAGTGATTGATTATGATTCCCGGAGAACAGCACTCCTGAAAAAAATTGATAAACTGAAAGATCTGTACATAAATGACATAATTACTATGGATGAACTAAAAAGAGATAAAGAGAAATATATAAAAGAATTGGAAAATCTCCCACGCAACCAGGAGCAGAAAGATCTGACTCCAATCCAGAAGCTCTTAAAGATGGATCTGGATTCTATATATCAGACATTGGAACCAGTAGAACGCCGTCAGCTCTGGAGATCAGTCATTAAAGAAATTCAGATTGACGATCACAAAAATTTAAAGGTCATTTTTTTATGACCTTTTTGTAGTAGCAACTGATAGTAACCTGT